TGTCACATATACGAGATTTGTCATCAGAAACTTACTACGTCACCAAAGACGCTGATATTAACAGCAGCGTTAGTAACTCCGACACCTACTTTTACAAACAAAGCATTTGCCGTGTAAGCAGTCGTAGCAGCAGCGGCAGCAAGCGTCAAATCCTGCCAAGTGTTTGCACCGCTAATATTCGCAAGAGTCTGACCGACGTTAGTCGTGACGGAATTGGCAGTATTCCCGTCATTGCTAGTCAGAATCGTCACATTAGCTGCCGCCACGTTCATAACCGCACCACCCGCAATATTGGATGGATTGGCTATGGTGATACGACGGATTATGTACTGACCGCCTTGTATCCCGCCATTAAGAATAGGCAAAGTAGTCGTAGCGTTACCGGTTGTCACCAAAGACTGACCCTGGGCAAAAGATATCCGGTAACTACTAAAGCTATCTTGCGTATTCTGACTAACCGAATCTGCGCTAGACATTGCGGTTCCTTAAGTATTAAACGTACCGGTTACAGCCTGACCGCCATTGATGGTAACGAGCGTTGCTGTGGTATTCGTACCCACCGCTTTAGCAGCCACGTTGTATCCATCCGAAACGAAATAGCCACCCGTGTTATTACCCAGCAGAACAGTCCAAGAAGAACCGTCATACTGAATAATCGTCACGTTACCAGTTGCCGACATTTGGTAAGCACCAGCAGTAACTACAGTTCCGTTGCCGGAAGTTACCGCTGCTACGTTTGTCGTTTGGAAATATGCGGAGGCCGCATTCGTAGCTACGTTTGCTACAATAATTTTATTGAGGGCTAGTGCCATGACTATTTCTCCTTATATCGTGAGTGAGTTATAGCCGGTCACTTTGGTCATTGACTTCGGTTTGGTGCTTACCAGTTCGGCAATCATCAAGACCGCGCCAACATAACCAATCTGCCAGTTCGGAAGGGTGGACTCAAATCCGGTGAACACAAACGAACCTTGGTCGTGGATATACAACGACAGGTAGTTGGTATTCAGCAGATACAGAGTACCTTCTGGGCAGTAAGGATCGGGATAAATCGGAACGCCAGCAACCATCAGGGCGCGGAATGCTGCTTGAGGGCCGTTGCCATCAGCATCAAAACCGGAACCTGGGGTGATGACATATTGCTCTTGACCGACGTAATCTTGCGCCAGCAGAGTCCAAGTACCAAATCCGCAAACGCCAAATGACGGAACTTCTGCGCCATTCTTGACGGTTCCAGAAATGTACTGAAGTACGTTCTGACGAGTCGGATTAACCGATCCAGCAGCGTACTGTTTGGATTGCCACCAAGTGTAAGCAGTCCGGTCGATGTTTCCGTAGTTACCGGCAGTCGGATTGCTGTTGGATACCGCCGCTGGCAGACCAATGAATTGCTGAGTATTGGTCGTGTTGTTGTACAGCGCGGTTGCCATCGCGTCCATCATCACGTTGGTAGCGTCGTTCATCCGCGCTTCGATCAACGGGATTACCGCATGATCTTGCTGGACCGCGCCTTCCATGCCGAGGAAAGGGACCGGAGCAATCATCAACTTCAGGTTGAACTCAGCGTTGAACGCGCCTTGTTGAACCGAGGGCTGATTGAATGAGCCGCTGTAATCAGACCATTGCGCGTTCACAAACTGTGCGCCCTGGACCGGAACAGTTACTTGGGAAACTCCACCCGAGGCAGACTGACTATTTGCAATCAGAGCCGCCATCAAAGGAGTGCTGTTGTAGAGTTGTACGACCAGCTTCGGGATAAACGCCCTACGGGTTACATAGGTCAGTTCATTGTATTGCGTAGAACCTGAAGCCGGAAGAATACCGCCGCCGATAGGCATAGCTTATCTCCGAAGTTAAAAAATCCCCTTGTACTACAAACCAATGGGTCGAGGGTTTTTCCTCAACTCATTAAGTGCTTTTGCTGCCTCATCTCTGGCTCCCATGACGGGGTTCTTCCAGTACTTGGACAGATCAAACTTGTTCATCGCGCTAGAGTTGTAGCCCATTGGCGTAGGAGTTGCAGACTGTTTCATCCATTGCCAATACTCAGCAGCAGCCTCATGCTTGGTAATGCCTTTGTCCAGCATGACTTTTTCAACTTCATCAATCTCGGACTCATCGTTGACCAAACCTTTTTTAATCAGGTTCATCCGACGAGCCTTCAACTCATCCAGCGCATTCCTTTGTTGCTCACGAGCCTCCATAGCTTGCACTCGCTTCTCTGCCTTTTCGAGTGCGCTATTGGTTGAGTCTTCGATTTCCAGTTCTGGCATAACCATCCCTGGGTTCTGTTTCCGTGTAAGGCGCAGAAAGTCTTTTCGCGTGGCAGGGTTTTCTGCCAATTGACGAGCAAGTAATGCCAACTCATCACGCGCCTCCATACTCAGATCTTCTAGGCTCATGTTTATCCCCTTTAACTAGTTAGATGACCTTGCGGCCTTTCATTTGCTTCTCAAGCGTCATCGCATTCTTGCTAACTTTATTAGCAGAAGTCAGACCACCAAATTGAGAGAAACGAGGGGTATTAACGATTTGACCGTTGTTCTGGTTGTTGTCGGTAGGGCGACGGGGTGAAGCTGCGCCACGGGGTTTGAAAAGATCCATGATTTCTCCTTGATTACATTACGGGGGGTTGGGGTGAGCCACCTGGGGGCATACCTGGAGGCATACCACCACCTGGAGCCATACCTGGAATAGCCGGTGCAGCAGCCATAGCCTTGCCTTCGGGGGTGGCTCCACCAGCCTGTGGCAAGTTCTGAAGCATTTGCATGATCTCGCTATTCTGCAATTCCTTGGCCTTGTCTTTACGAGGTCCGAGGATTCCAGACATTTGCTTGAGAACCATCAACGCTTTCTGTCCTTCTGGCGATTCTGAACCGAGAGCGGGAAGTGCTTGCTCTACCAAGTCCATTGCCATCGACAGATTAATCATTGCGCCTTCACGCGAACCCATCTTAGGTTCCGGTGTAGACATAGGTGCTGCCATCGGGGGCGTTTCCGCATCTGATATTGCAGGAGCAGCACCGGCTTCAGGAGTCATTGCAGGAGCATTGCCGCCCATCTTGGGACCGCCTTGTCCTTTAATCATTTGCATCAATTTATCTGAAGGTACGCTCATAATGTTCCTAGTATTAGTGATTACTCACTACATTGTCAAATGTGGGGGGAAATATTTACAATCTCCCTCCCCCCAGGGAGGAAGCCTTACTTCTTGCGGCTATGGGCTTTGCGAGCTTTGCGAGCCATAATAATCTCCTTATTTCTAAGGGCCACTTACTTTACGGAGAAGCAGCCATACCCGTTTTCCCGTTTCCGAGAATCTTTACCGACGAGTCTTACGACCCCGTTTGCCTGTCTGGTACATAGTGAACTCCTAGTTAGATCTCATACTGCGTGTGTCGGACTTCTTTTCTGTCCGATTGCCATAACTCTTTGCGCCTTGGACCCTATATTGCAAACTAGGTTCTCCCTTTGTCAAATCTTTTTTAGCGAACCTAGGCTGATCTGCTCTTGGCGTAATAGCTTGTTTCATTCTCCACCCACCGATTTCAGGTCTGGTTTAGCCGGTTTAGGCTGCATGGCTTGCTGCGCCTTTTCCTTTTCCTGCTTCTTTTCCATGACCTTCAGCCGGTCTTTCAACTGCTGCTTCATGGGAGGTTCCAGCAGATCCAGCAAGGATTCCTTGTCAATCGCCTGGGCCTTGAACAAGTTGAACGCCAGTTGCCGCAAGTCTTCCGTAAAGATCGGGCTATTAGAATGCGCGTCTACCTTTACCGTGAAGTTCTTAGTGAACTGCTCTGCAATGAACGGGATACTGTTCTCGTCCAAAAAGTGAGTGTTATCATAAACTTGCATTAGCTTCAGGTACAGAGTAGCTACCTTCTCTAATGAGTCTTCGGCTATCAATGCGCGTTTCTTTGCGCGGCTGGAACCTAACCTTGCCAACTGGCTTGCATGACCGGCAGAACGGACACCGGACTCACCCTTGCCTTGTAGGACGTTTCCTATACCGGATGCTTCCTCAAACATCTGATCTATCTCGCGGATAGACGCATAGAGGTCTTGAGGGATAGTTGGTGCTAACTTCTCAACCTTAGCATTTGGCATATCCGTGGAGAGAAGCCCACCAGCGCGATTCAGAGCAAAGTTCTTCTCGTCCAATATTCCACTAAAGCCCATCAGCGCAGTAGGTGGGGAAACTTGTTTAGACAACAGGTCGAGAATCTCGGTCATGCGCCGGTTTCTCATCTGTTGCAAGAACATCAGTTTAGATACCTCAGAAGCGCCCCAGTAGTAGTCATACAAGGGGTTTGGGCAAATCTGGATGAACGGCAACTCGCCTTTGAGGAATACGGATTCACCAGGGCGGTCATAAACAATGATATCGGGTGAGGCTATCGTGACCACCTGATAGTCCATCAATTCATCGTTCCAGATCCACAATTCCCGCATTTCTACCGTATCTTCGGCTACACGGGCCTTGTAACGGTTCATCCCGTACAGATCCAGATTAACCGTACCGTAGATTGTAGGATTAGTCTGAGACATGACAATCCGGTCTACGCCTTCGGGGATATCCGATTGCGGTGGGTTGTAGCCAGCCGTAATCCTTCTGAGGATAGATTCCCGTTTAGGATGGGAGTACAGACGGGACATGAGTTCAGATCGGGTGATGTAGTAGATCTGGACCAATGCTTCTTGCCGGTCTGTGTACGGAGTATCTTCCCGTAGCACCCCTATCGCAGACGGTTCTACCATGTAGGGATGGATACCGTTGTTGTAGATCAGTTTGAGAAAGGTTGTGTTGTAGACCAATGACCAAGTGAGCGCGGTACTAAATACCTGATCACAGTTGCTGTTCAGCCACTCATCATTAAGTGCTTGAGTTAGCTTGGGAATCATCGTGTGCTGACCTACATTAACGTCTGCACCAATATTCACAGAGAAACGTGTAGTCTCTGCTGAGTAGAGGAACGAAGTCAGTTGGTCAATATGCGGATTGATCTTGTTGAAGGCAGCGGGACTTTCTTCCGGTCCCGCCCCAAACAGATACCATGAGCGTAGGCTTGAGCAATCACCTTTGCGCTCATCACGCGATACGAGACACTTCTCTATTATTTCTAAATAGAAATTCTCGCGTTCATCGTTATCCGCAGGAATTCTCACACTATTTCTTTATAGAAAGGTTCTCATGGTCGGCAACATAACTCGCCGCCCGTGGACCTGTCAAATTGGAATTATCCTTGGGGTTGAAACCCACTTGCTCACCCCTGACCGATTTAAACGCCCCGCCTCTGAGAAGTGAGGGCATTGCCATGTTGTTGACGCTACCTCCCCAGATAGCTGCATCTCCAGCCCGAGGCTCCCTGACCTTCTGGGCCTCTGCCACTTCCTTGGGTACGTCTGAGTTCTTGCGGGTGTAGTAACCGGCCTGACTCTCGCCTTCACGGGTGGACTTTACGTTAGTCATCTTGAAATCATCTGCCAGCTT